AAAGCTTTTTTAAGCCCGCGCCTATTTTCTTGTTCCATTGGTGGGTATACCCCGTCCTATTCTTTACCTTGCGCGTTGCTGTTTTCCATACGGCGGCAGGAACGGCGGCAGGGTCACCATAACTGCCAATTCGAAACGACAAGCCCGCGAATAATTCAGGCACTAGCGCGGCATCAAAGTCAACGTCCGGCGCGGCATAACGTCCGCGATGGTAGGCATTCCAAACGGACAACGGCGCTTGATAGACTCGCACATAGCATCGAGTCGCGCCTTTATGAATTGGACGCAACGGACAATCGCCGCAAACGCTGGAATCGTCCCCAGTTTTTAGGGCCTCATGTGGCGCTATGTCTTGGCGCATAATAAACGTTTGCACCATTGCACCGGTTTTAGCGTTGCCGCTGGCTTCGGTTATGCGGCAAGCAATCGCGACAATAGGCGCACCATCAATGCGACTCGGTCCCTCATATAATACGACGCCGGTATAATCAGCGCGTTTTAAGGCGCGGCGTAAAACTTCAATATCTTTAATCATGGTTGACTCCTGTCATGGGTGCTTATTTACCTTGCATATTGTGATAGTCGGCAAGTTTCATATAGCGAGTAGCCATGTTTAAAGCCTCGACAGAAAGCAAATAGTATTGCTCCGACATTGGCGGCAAGCCTTCATTAATGCACGTTTCATCTTGGCACAATACGCTGAAACTCAAGTCTTCAATCGCCTTGTGCGCGGCTTTGATGTCTTCAAAATCCTGAAATTCGGCATCTTCGTAAATCGTTTTTCTATACATAGTTTGACTCCTTTATTGGTTTAATGAGTCGCATGTTATAGGATTAATCCTATACACGCAAGCAAAAAAAAGACCGGAAAAATCCGGCCCCTTTCTCATGCGGAGTCAACGCACTATATAGTAGTTTTTAAAACTTCCCCTATGGCGGGAATAAAAAGAACGGCGACGGCGATTCCCTTTGTTACATTCTGAATTACCAGTTTTCCGTTACGGATAACCAACGCCATAACATCGCCAGCATCCGCATAATTTTTTAAGCCATTAAACCAGATTCGTTTGTCGCCGCGTGTCTTTGCCTTGTACGCGGAAATGGTTGTTTCGGTCCCATCACTGTAAACGCCTTCCAGCGTTACCTTGTCGCCCGCCGTTAAAGTGTCGTAGTCCAAAACATTCTCGCGCTTTAATAGATCACGCAAGGACGCATTGCAGTCTTGTATGCTTTTATTTAAAATGGTTCCCGTTACATGGAACAATGCCGCGCCATCTAAACTGTCGGCGTTGGCTTGTTCAACCTTGGTTAGTTTTCTCATTCCTTGACTCCTTTTAATTTAAAATATAGGACAAGTCCTAACCTACTTTCCGCCGTTCGTCAAGTTCATAAGAATCAAAACTAGAGCAGGCTTCCAACCATTCACTATCCTCATCCAACTGCTTAATTCTTTTTAATAAAGCAGACTTTAATTCATTCGCGGAAATGTTACCCCAATCGGACTCACTTGAAATTACGTCAAAAGCAAGATCAAAAGCATAATTGTATTTTTTTAATGACATCGGCTTCTCTATTTCGCCTTGACTGTTGCACGTTTCGCATTGCCTAACTTGTCGCAATACCTTGAGTTTCTCTATCCAGTAACCATTGCCGTGACACTTAGGACAAATCATTCTTTTTCCTCCAACCAGAGAGCTAATTTTTCAATCGCGGACTGTAGCCAATCTGAGAACCAGTCCATTAAACAGACTCCCCGCTCGAATACTTTTCAAGAGTAAGAACACGACTCGAGTCGTAATATCGTTTGTGGCCGTTCTTATGAACGTGCAGCATCCGGGGGCCGTGACGCGGTACCGCTCTAAGGTCCGCCGTTCCATTTTGTTTTCTTGGTACGAACAAATTTACGATGGCCGTCCAATTATTCCGCAGGGCAATTAATTTCTTGCCAGTACATATTCTTGTGTTTGTCATTTTTGACTCCTTTTGTTAAGTAGGACTAATCCTATACGACTACCCCGCAGGGCTTGTCAACTTAAAAAATTCCGACCAGTTATACGGCTTTTCAAAAACAGCCAAAGGCGATACGGCTGTAAGACCATCCATACGAAGGTCAACAGCATCGGAGCCGCTATAAACACTAATAGCCAAGCTGCCGTCGCGCACAATAATAAAACAAGGCCCGCTGGAATGGCGACTAAGCCAAGCACACTGATGCGGGGATAGATTGAGCTTACCAGCGCGTCCTTTTGTGACTTTAAGTTCCATAAAGCTAAAGACCCCGTTTTCCGAACATAGTAGGACATCGGGGACTCCAGGTATCGACCAGCTTTCAAGTCGGGTTGTTTCAATTTTTCTTCCGCTTAGTTTTAGTCCTTTTTTTATTTCCTGCCACAGGCTTGCTTCCTTCAATGGCTTCGATGTCTTTTTCTTGAGTTTCGACTTCGTCTGGCGTGATGTCGATGATTGGTTCAAAAGAGCCTCTAATTCTATCAAGTTCCTTCTCCACGTCCTCACGGCTCATCTGATCGATAGAGCCTGTCCTGACTTCTGACTTACTTACATATATATCACCTTGAGCCTGCCCACGGCGATACTCTGCTTGGACCGCCGCAGAATAGGCCCCGTTCTCCAACGCAACATCCCTAATTTTTTGTAAGTCTCGAACGTGTTTTTTATAACCGACCGCGTACATCTCATCCAATTCATCGCGGTATCGTTTAATCTCTGTTACAACGTGAGGGCAGATGTTCTGGCTGGTTAACTCGTAAGCTCGGCTATGGGCACTCTTCTCAGGATAACCTGCACGAATTGCTGCTTCCCGCATGGTAATAAGACCATCGTTACTAACTAACTCTTTTACAAACTTCTCTTGCCGTCGTGTTAGCTTACGATTTGGTCCTCTCGTTTGGACTTTTTTAACCGTCCCATCAGTGGCGGGATACTATGCATTAGAATTAGGCATTTTAGAGCCTCCAAAGGGCTTTTATTGTTTAATATCAAAGCTGTCCCACCACTGTCCCACCGTTTTACTTTAACAAACGGCTGTAAAGTGATATGGGATTAAACCTGATCAGTTAACCTTAGATAAAATAACAGCAAAACCCAGCAAAAGCACTGACTTTAACTAAGACTCCGTCCCACGAGCCAGATTCCGTGACTCCAGAGGCGGGACACTCTCACAAGCAAAAAACCCTTATATAAGATATGGTTAGTAGACTGTCCCACCTGTCCCACCAATCCCGGCTAAAAACTGAGAACTTTATTTTTTTCTAATTTGTAAATTTACTACTATAGTGGGACAGTGGGACACTAACCTTGTAAGCCCCGTAGAGAGACCATGGGCCGTGGTGCCTGTTACGTGGGTTGTGGGCCTCTCACCCACCCGCTGGTATCACCACACCAGTCCAGTGATTAGTTGTAAACTGCTTAGAAGAGCCGTGGGCCGTGATTAACTAACCCTACATGTTTTCTTTTAACAATTTATAGAACTCATTGATAGTGTATCTAGAAGCATTTGTCGAAAGTCCTATGTGTTCTTTTACTTCTTCCTGGGTAATGTAACGTTCGACTGCTTTTTTTTCTTTTTCGTCAAAATCGAAAAGGCTCGGTCCGAATATATTTTCGTGTGAAGCAACTCGGATAAAGAACTCTTTCCAGTTACTGGTTTTAATTTCATTCATTCCTATAGACATCGTCAGGAAGGTCAAGGCCTTCGTAACTCTGTTAAGAGAAACTTTTCCTTCTTCTGTCTCATGGGGTAACCAGCAAAGTTTTTCCCAATCTTTAATTTCAGATAGATGATAATCTAAAGACATAGTCGTGACTCCTTTTAAAAGAGGCCCACGGCTCATCTAAACAGCTTACCTATTCACAATGTAAAAGAGCGTCGAAACGGTTTTTCCGTTTCTTTTCTTATATAAGAATTATCCCATACAAAGGTTAACAAAAGGTTAACAAACTAAAGAAAGTTGTGGATAAGTCTGTAGATAAGTCAAAAGTTATCCACAGGCCAAAGCCTAAAATTACCAAAACCCCAAAAAACTCTGCAAATTGATCGTTCATTCCCCTGTCTCCTCTTTCATCCTCTGTTCTG